GCGCAGTCAACAAAGAAAGCTGAAGACCAGAGAAGTTACGCCCGTGAACTGGAGAAGACAATTGGAAAAGTCGAAAAGGCAATCTCTGGAAAGGGAAGCGCAGTTGTCGACATGGGAGATCTCGCCGTTCTACCCGGACCCATTTCAGAACTCGTCGGAGATTCTGAAGTTGTCTTTCAACCGAACGAAGGCCCTCAAGAGGAGTTTCTTTCGGCAGGCGAACAAGACGTGCTCTACGGCGGAGCCGCTGGTGGTGGCAAGTCGTTTGCTCTACTTGCTGATCCCCTACGCTATTGTCACAATCCCAATCATCGAGGTCTTCTTCTCCGGCGCACACTCGACGAACTAACCGAACTCATCGATAAATCACGCCAACTCTATACGAAGGCGTTTCCCGGAGCCAAGTTTCGTGAATCAAAATCCACGTGGGTGTTCCCATCTGGGGCAACCATCTGGTTTACCTATCTCGACAGAGACAAGGACGTTACCCGTTTTCAAGGACAGGCGTTCAACTGGATAGGCATAGACGAAATAACTCAATACCCAACACCGTACGTCTGGGACTACCTACGTTCCCGCTTACGCTCTACCGATCCCGAATTACAAAAGAATCTATATATGCGTTGTACAGCCAACCCCGGCGGTGTCGGCGGATGGTGGGTAAAAAAGATGTACATCGATTCTCGTACAGAGAACGAAGCCTTTCCTGCATACGACATAGATACGATGAAGCCGTTTGTGTGGCCTGCTGGTCACGAAAAGGCAGGTCAGCCGTTGTTCTACCGCAAGTTCGTACCGGCACGGTTGACAGATAATCCCCACCTCATGGCAGACGGTCAATACGAAGCCATGTTGAGATCGCTCCCAGAAGTCGAGCGGAAGAGGCTTCTCGATGGGGATTGGGATGTGGCAGAGGGAGCGGCCTTCCCTGAATTCTCACGGAGTAGACACGTTGTCGAACCTTTCGATTTACCTACCAATTGGCCTCGCATTAGAGCGGCGGACTACGGCTACGCCAGCCCGTCGTGCGTTCTTTGGGGGGCTATTGACTGGGATAATAATATCTGGGTTTATCGTGAATTGTATGCAAAACACTTGACAGCAGAGCAATTAGCTGATAAAATACTAGAAGCAGAGCAATTTGATCCCCTACCTCATTACACGGTCCTCGATGCTTCCTGCTGGAATAAGACAGGCTTTGGGCCGTCTATTGCGGAAGTTATGATGCGGCAAGGCGTTCGTTGGACTCCTTCAGACCGCAACCGCATTCAAGGAAAGATGGAAGTTCACCGCCGTTTGGGTGACGATCCTTACACACAGGAACCACGTCTTCGCATATTCTCTACTTGCCAACACATCATAAAGCAAATGGCAGGTATCCCGCTTTCAAAAACCAACAGCGAAGACGTGGACACTAAAGCGGAAGATCACGCATACGATGCGCTTCGTTATATGGTAATGACCCGTATGTCAGGCTACGCATCTATACACCAACAACTAGGCGCAATCAAGAACCACGTCTATAAGGTTCAAGATGAAGTATTTGGATACTAAGCAATGGCAGGTAAAGCAGTAGACTTAAAAGGCGTAGCGTTCGACCCGCGTAAAACTACGCTTGGAGAATTTCTGCAGCTTTATGTTGAAGAAGGTAGAAAGAAGGGGGGTAAGCTAAAGGGCTGGGGCAATAAAGTTCGTAACAATCCAGTTTTTAGTAAGTATCTTAACGAGCCTATAATTTCTATTTTTGATGTTGGAGCAGAAGTCTCTGATGCAGCAGGTAACCTTCTTGCAGATGCACAAAATGCAGAAACAACTACTGGCGGAAAGTCTTCTCTTCAGTCAGAAATACGAAACATTGAAGATAACGTATTCCCAAAAATAAAAGCTATTGCTGCAAAAGAAAAGTTTGACATAGGTGATTTTGATACCTTGTCAGATAAAGTAGAACGACTTAAAACTCGCGGTAATCGCGTCACAAACAGATATCAGTTTAACCCTACTAAACTAGGTGACCTGCAAGAAGCTTTAGTTGAGCATGTAAAAAATAATCCAGCAGATAGACCAATTGCTAATGCTATTCTTTTGAACTTAGAAACGGCGTCTCGTCCTAGCTTGATGACTGGGCTTTTGTTTACAGACCATCAAGAAAATCAAGTTACCCCTGCAGCACAGTTGCAAGGCGTAAAAGGGTCTGATGGTTTGTTTATAGAGCCTAGCAGACAAGGTGCTAAAGATAGCACTAAGTCTGAACGTCCGTATAGATCACCTCTTTCTAAAAGAGCCGTAGCTATTATACAGGATCAAAACCAGTATAATAGGACTCAACCGTGGGCAAACAGAGCAGACCCTAATCAAGTTTTTCAAATAGAAGCACTAGATAAAAGCGGTAAAAAAATAGTACGTCCTATAATCAGTAAGGATGTAACAGACGTATTAAAACAACTTGACGTTCCCGGACTTGTTTTGGAGTTTAGTCCAACAGGCGGATTAGTTGAAAGTAATAAAAAAATAACAGCACAGGACTTGCGTAAACTAGGTATTCAAAACATGAATACAATAGGCATTCCAGCTAAAAATCAAGCGATGCTTCTTTCTCGTGATATCGGTGATATTGCTGCACAAGATATCTATATACCGGGAGCAATTTTTTCAAATCCTGCTGTTGACGATATTAACAAACACAGCAACTTTATGCTGGGCTTGCTAACTCAAAAACTTTCCGGTGGTACAGAAGCTGTACAAGCAGGAAAAGTTCTTTCTCCTAGTACCTTTATATTTGACGGACTAGATACTCCTACTTTTGAAGTATACGATGAAGCCCAAGTTGCAGACGTACCTATAAGAAAGCCGTCTATACCGAAGCCCACTCCCGTTGAAATAGACAAGCCTGATCCTATCAAAGAACAGGTTGCAAAGCTCGAAGCCCAAGATGTACCTGATGGTCCTCCTAGTCGGGACGCTTTAGAATATACAGAGGCTGAAAAAGCACAGCTAAAAGCACGCGGGTGGAAACTTCCTACAGCAATAACCGCAATCACAGCCGGAAGTATAGCAACCAGTTCAGACTCTGCAAAAGCAGCATCAGAAGTAGCACGTGATATTGCTTTGGATACAGCAGCAGAGCAGGCTGGAAAATTAATTGTAAAAAGAGGACTTTCAAGGTTCATTCCGGGGGCTGATCTTGTTATACCAAGTGCCAACATGGGTATGCAAACACTACAAGAGGGTGACCAACCGGCTACCCAAGAAGAATTAGATACGGCACGTATACAAGCTGCTCAGGCCGTAAAAGAAAGAGATGCAGCAAGAATACAAGAAAGTGCGATTCCCTCGCAATATCCAAACACGGATAACTTTCTAAATATGCAACCTTAAATAATGGGAGAATAACCATGAACCTCAACATGGGTGAAGCGTACATCATGGGTGCCGACAAGACATCTGTAGAAGATCAGATGGGTGCAGCCAAGCTATACCGCGAAGGTTTGGAATTCGATACTAAGGCAAAACAAGGTGTACTCACCGAAGATATGCCAAAGAAGATGACCAAAGCTGCTGTTGATCCTTCAGTTATGAAGATGGCTGAAGAACGCGACTACTAAGGAATAGATATGTCCGAAGATTATCTCCAGCCTGACGATGATACACCAGTACCGGTAATAGATCCTTCGGGAGAAATGCCGGGTTTGGCTGGTTACGTACGTGCTCGTTTTGAAGATGCAGAGAACGGAAGATACTCGTACGAGCAACGCTGGCTACAAGCGTACAAGAACTTTAGAGGCATCTACGATTCTACAACAAAGTATCGTGACACAGAACGGTCGAAGGTATTCATCAAGATTACCAAAACCAAAGTTCTTGCTGCGTACGGTCAGATTGTAGATATCCTGTTTGCCAACAAGAAGTTTCCGCTTGTTGTCGAATCTAGCCCGATGCCAGAAGGTATCGTGGAGTTTGCTCACATGGCGACTCCGCTCGATCAAACGCAGCAGCAAGATCCGTACGGCTACGAAGGAGATGGTCGAGACTTACCACCGGGGGCTAGAGAAGCCTCTGCACCGAATATGGGTGCGTACGGCGAAGAGTTCGGAGATGCTCTCGTTCCCGGAAAAGCAAAGGTCGGAGAACCACAAGTCGAACCTGCAAAAGAACAGGCTCGTCGGATGGAGAAATGTATCCACGACCAACTTCTCGACACGAACGCTGTCAACGTATTCCGTAAAGCAATCTTCGAAGCAGCTTTGTTGGGTACAGGCGTAGTCAAGGGACCGTTTAACTTTTACAAACGAGTTCACAAGTGGGAAAGAGACGAAGAAGGAAACCGAAGCTACAACCCCTATGAAAAGGTCGTGCCTCGCATCGAGTCGGTTTCGATCTGGGACTTGTTCCCTGATCCATCTGGTACGACAATGGAAGACTGTGAATACGTTATCCAACGTCACCGCATGAATCGTCAACAGCTTCGTGGCCTAATTCATCGTCCTCATTTCGATGCTCTTGCAATTGAAGAATCTCTTGCAAAGGGACCAAACTACGAAGATAAGTATTACGAAGACACCATCAGGGAAGATGAAACTGAGCCGTACTATCAAGCAAACAGATTCGAAGTTTTAGAGTACTGGGGTACACTCGATGCTCAGATGGCTAAAGAAGCTGGCATGGATGGCGCAGAAGAGTTGAGTGAATTTGATCAGGTTCAGGTTAACGTCTGGGTTTGTGGTACACAGATCATTCGCTGCGTCTTAAATCCCTTCACACCTGCACGAATTCCATTCCAGACATTTCCATTCGAAATCAACCCGTATCAAATCTGGGGTGTTGGCGTAGCGGAAAACATGGAAGATGCCCAGTTACTGATGAACGGTCACGTTCGGATGGCAATCGATAACCTCGCTCTGGCTGGCAACTTGGTATTCGATGTAGACGAAGCCAGCTTGGTTCCCGGTCAAAACATGGATATTTTCCCCGGAAAGATATTCCGTCGTCAATCCGGTGTTACCGGAACAGCCATCAACGGACTCAAGTTTCCAAACACGGCTGGTGAAAACATCCAGATGTATCAGATCAGTCGTCAGCTTGCTGATGAGGAGACGGGTATACCGTCAATTATGCACGGTCAGACCGGTGTAACCGGAACAGGGCGTACAGCAGCAGGTCTGTCGATGCTGATGGGTTCTGCAGGTCTTGCAATGAAGACCGTAATTAAAAACATCGATGACAACCTACTCAAGCCGTTGGGTGAAGCATACTTTCAGTGGAATATGCAATTCAACGACAAGGTAGATGATATCGAAGGCGATTTAGAAATCAAACCACGTGGCGTAGCCGCTGTGATGCAAAAAGAAGTACGCAGCCAGCGTTTAACCGCACTTCTTCAAACCGTAGCCAACCCGATGCTTGCACCGTTTATCAAGATACCAAACTTGATGAAGGAACTGGCTATCTCGCAAGAT